GGGGGGTGTTTCAGCACCCCCTGGCCTTTCGTTAGGAGGCCTCTTCGATACCGGCTAGGTGCCAGACCTGGTTCAGCAGCTTCACCTGGTCCATGAAATCACCGGGGGCCATTGTCTGGGGCGAAGGCAGGCCTGCGGCGTATCCAAGAAGCTCGGAGCAGAACCAGCGATCGGGGGCATGTCGCCTGATCGAAAGTGCCTGAGAAAACAGAATACCAGCATAGTCGTATCCATCGCCAAGATGGACGGCAGCGCGCGACCACATGTTGAGCGGTGCCCAGGCGTTGATCTCCACGAACTCCCAGTTCTCGGGCTTGAAGTCGATCAGTTTGACCCGCACGCCACCGTCGCGGGGAGAGGACGAGATGGCAGCGGTGCGGTGGATGCCGTTTGGCAGATCCACACCTTCGCGGACCAGCTCAACGTGGCTGAACTCGGACCTGGTCACCCAGCGGATCACCCGATCGGCAAGGTTTCCTTCGCCGCGATAGAATGCCAGGCGCAGCTGCTCGCTCATGTGCTCTTCTCCTCGTTGTCGCGTTCGCTGTCGAAACTGGTGACCAGGACGGCGTCCAGGCGGTGTTCGACACGGTTGACCAGCCATTGGCCGGTCAGCTCGGGTTTGATGTCTGGCAGCTCGGCATAGGCCTCAGCACTCAGGCTGGGATAGAACCCGGCCAGGGAGGCGCTGAGCTTGCCGCTGGCGCGCTTGGAGCGTGTCAGGGCACTCTCGGCCGCGCGCTGCGCTTCGGCCTGTGTGGCGTGTCTGTGGCGCAGTTTGAGGGCGGGTTTGCCGTCGCCTGCGCTGACCTGATGAACAGCGGCAGAGCCCAGCTCGGACCACTCGGCCGTGACCTTGCCATAACGACCCCGCCCAGTTGCGGTCCAGGTCAGGTTCGTGATCTCGCTGGCCGCGATCACCGGCGTGGGCAGGTCCTGACCATCAGCCGATTTCCCTTCGCCGCGCTTCACAATGACCAGGGCGTCGCCCGCCGGTTTTGCGGTGGCGTCGAGGTCGCGGGCCATCCGGGTCAGCAGGTTCAGATCGCTCTCGGCCGTCTGCGCCAGGTATCCGAAGAAGGCGGGTTTCAGGCTGTCGCTGATGGCGAGGCGCAGGCCATGTTCGCCAGCGATTTTGGCGGCGATATCCTCGAGCGTTTTGCCTTCCCAGGCGCGTGTCTTGGGAGAGCGAATGCCTTGCAACATATCGGCTGCCTTGGCCTTGATCGTCATGGTCTTGACCGGATAGTCGCCGCTCAGCTCATCCACCGTATAGGCCCCCATGAAGGTGAGGCCGGTTTCTTTGAAGCCGATGGAGATCTCCAACCGAACGCCGGTTTCAGGCAGCTCGACCCGATAGTCGCGGTCATCGATGACGATCTCGGCCGTGTCGGATTTCATGCCGGCCTCATCAACGATCGTGAGGCTCTTTAAACGATCTTTAAACAGGGCTGTAACGTCTTCGCCATCGGCGAGGATCTGGAAGGCCACGCGCATGATCAGGCCCCCCAGAGACGGATCGGCCGGGCAACAGGCTGCGGCGCGGCATCCGGCAAGGTGATCAACACACCAGCGGGCAGGACCGGGCCACGCGCGGCCAGACCGGGGTTCACGTCATAAACGGCCTCGACCATGTCGGTGCTGCCATAGTGGCCCAGGCAGATCGCATCGACCATGTCGCCCTGGGTGGTGCGGTAGAGGCTCACAGCCCGTCCCTCCCATAGCTTTGCAGCGTGATTGAGAAGTCGATCTGCTTTGGGGCCCCGTCCCGCATAAGGATGCTCTTGCGCTCTTCCACGCGCACGATCACCCAGCGTTTCCAGACCCAGCCCAGACCATCAACCATCATCATCGGCTTGCCGGTTCCAGCCTTCAGCCGCATGAACTCCATCTGGCGCAGACCGCCCCGGAAATGGGGATGGATCACACCTTCGATCGTTACCTCCTGGGCATCCGGGCCGGTGAACTGCAGCGCAGGCGCGCGACCAATGCGATCAACCTTGCCCCAGCGATAAGAGGCCGAATGGCTGAAGCTCTGATATGCCTCGGCCGACATGCCGAACCGGAACACGCCCAGGGCCATCATGACGAGTGCTGACATCAGTAATCTCCTCCGTCGTGCAGATCCCCGCGCCGCGCGTCATCGCGCCGCTGCAGCTCGGCCGCGACAGCACGGGCAATGGCCTGTGGGTCCTGACCAGGCGCGGGGTGGATTGCGATTGTGATTGTGTCGCCCTGGCGCTGAACCACGGGGGCGGCGGCTGGCATGGACAGCGCCGGGCGGCGATCAACGCGATCAATGATGTCTTCCTGGCTGGGCATTGCGGCGGCGGGGGCGGCAATTGCGCCGGCGGCCATGGCGGCTTTCAACACCCGGCCGGGCAGGATGGATCCGGATACGCCAGGCACGAACACTTCGCGGCCGCGCTCGCCGACCACATAAGGCAGGCCAGCCCGGACCGCGCCGCCAACGTCCCGGCCGGGTGGGGTTTCAGAAGGATCGCCGCCGCCGACAACCCAGTTCCAGGCCGATTTCATCCAGGCAGGAATGATGGCGCTGAGGCTGGCGCTGATTGCATCGACCATAGGCCCGACGAGGGAGGCCATGCCGTCCCACAATCCTTGCAGCAGGGACACGCCGGTGTCGTACAGGCTGAACTCACGGAACGCGTCCACGATGTTCTGAGGCACCCCGACCAGCTCCATGATCTCGGCGATCAGGATCTGGGCGCCTTCCATGGCCAACGTCCAAGGGTTGAACTCGGAAATCAGCTTGAACACGCCCTGGATGATGCCCTCATCAAAAGCGGCTTTGACGGCGGCGACCTTTTCTTTGATCCAGGCCGTGATCCGGTCCCAGGCGCGATAGACGAGATAGGCCAGCGCCGCGACCGCCATGATGGTCAAACCGATCGGGTTGGTCAGCATGAAGACGCCAAGGCGCAGGAAGGCTTTGCCCAGCAGGCCAACCCCTCTCATCAGCCAGAGAATTGGTCCCTTTGCGATCCAGGCGATCAAGCGGCCGGCCGCGCGGATCGGTGACATGGGCAGACGCCAGATCAGGCGCAAGGCAAGGAACGCGCCGTAGACCTTCAGGAGGGTGCCGATCAGGGAGCCATTGGCCCCCGTCCACTCGGCCACTTTGCCAGCGATACCGCCGAGCGCGCCGCCCGCATCAACACCCAAGGCGCGCCACGCTTCTTTGCTGGCATCCATGGGGCCGAGGATGTTGGTGAACCAGGTCCAGATTTCACGGGCGTATGCGATCACGCCTTCGAGCATCGGAGCGGCTGGCCCCAGGGCGTCCTTGAACCCCTGCCAGAAGCCCTTGAAGAACTCGCCCAGCCCGGCCCAGTTGTTGTAGATCCAGACCCCCGCCATGGCGATGCCAACCAGAAGCGCACCAATGCCGGTCGAGATCACGGCCCATTTGAGAGCGATAATGGACGCGCGGACCAGTTTCATGGGGTTCAGCAGGGCCAGCAGCCCGCCCACCAGACGCGGCAGCAGAACCAGCAACCAGGACCCGGCCCGGATCAGGTGAAGGATTGGCGTCAGCGCGGTGAAGATACCCCAGCGCAGGGCGATCGATGCGGCCTTCATGGCCCCAAGCGCCAGCACCACGCGGAAGACCATCGTCACCAGCTCCGGATGCGCAGCGGCCCAGTCCGTGATCATTTTGATCAGCGGCTGCACGGTCAGAAGAAGTTCATTCAGCTCGGGCAACAGGATGCTGCCAACCGCAATCGAAAGGCCCTTCATGAAGTTCTGGGTCAGGATCAGCGCGTTCGCCGTTGTCTCTGCTTGGGTGGCATATTCCGCCAGCATTGATCCGGCGTATTGGGTGGGATCACCGACCAGACCAAAGGCCTCACGCAGCAGCTCAACGTTGGTCAGCAGCGGGGCGATCGCGCCCTTGCTTTCTTCGCCAAAAAGCTGGCTCAGGGCAGCGCCTTGGGCGTGGGCAGGCAATTCAGCCAGGGCTTCCATCACATCAACGATCGCGCCCTTGGCATCGACCTGCATCCGCTTTGCCAGCTCTGTCGCGTCAAAGCCCAGTGTTTTCATGACGGCCGACTGCTTGGCGGTCATGGCTTCACCATCGGTCAGCGCGCCCAGGAAGTTCTTCAGGCCAGTGGCGGCGATTTCAGGCGAGGCCCCACCAGAGAGGAATGCAGCCGACAGCGCCGCGATCTCGTTGGTGGCCAGACCTGCCGCCATGGCAACCGCGCCCTGGCGCCGGACAATGTCCACGATATTGGGGGCCGAGGCGTTCATGTTGTTGGACAGGAAGTTGATCGCGTCGCCCAGGTCGAGCGCCTCTTCCTGGCTCATCCCCATCGCCTTACGCCACATTGCCATCGCCGACCCGGCGTCGGCGGCTGCCATATCAAAGGCAACACCCATCTTCGCGGCGTCTGTAGCAAAGGCAATGAGCTGCGCACGCTCTTCGTCATCGGGCAAAGCCTTGTCCACGACACCAGCTTGGCCTGCCGCCTCGATGATCTCAGCAATTCCTTCGGCCGCCATCGGCAAGGCACCTGAAGTGGTCAGCTCAAGAATGTCGCGCGACATGTTGGCAAAGCCGTCCGGCGTCTCAAAGTCGATGACCTTGCGCACACCAGACATGGAGCTTTCAAACTTCACGGCCGGGGCGAGTGCGGCGACCAGAGCGGCCCCTGTGGCTGCCACGCCCATGGCTTCACCCATCAAGGCTGAGCGGCGGGCGCGGTTGGCATCAAGCTGTTGGTTTGACCAGGCAACACCCGCCCGGCCGGTCTGCTCGGTGACACGACCAATATCGCGCACGGCATTGATGGCAGCCCGATGCGGGCCGGTGATCTGGTCGACCAGCTTCAGGACCAGTGCAATGTTCAGATCACCGTTTGCCATTCTGGGCCTCTACCCTGGTGCGCGCTTTCTCGCGCCACATCGCCAGCTCCTCGAGCGGCATTTCGTCCATGACCCCTGGGGGCCAATGAAAGACCGACGCGATATCAGCCATCGCGTCGGTCACATCTTCGGGCAGCTTCAGGTCGTAACGCCCTCGAGCTGCTCCTTCTTGGCGAAAAAAAGCACGGTCTTGCCCGCCAGTTCGGTGAAGTCTTCAAGCTCCAGTTCGGCGACCTGCTGTTCATTCAGCGGTGGGTTCGAGATCCGGGGCAGCAGCTTGATCATGGTGTTGATGTCCATCTGCAGGATGTTGACCAGGCTCAGCCCGCGCATCTCGCCGGTGGCGGGTTTGCGCAGGGTAATTTCGGACACATCCTTGCCGTCGATTTTCACGGGCTTGGACAGGGTGGCGGTGGAGGGTGCAGCGGTCTTGGTCATGGTTTTAATCCGGTTTTAAAGGGGGCTTTAAACCGGGCGCGAAGGGTATAGTTTCGCGCCCGGAACTATGAAGTGGGGTCAGATCCCCATGGCGCTGCGTTGGCTGGCCAGTTGATCGACGCCGCCGATCACGCGCTTGCCTGCCTGAACGTCGATCTCGAACAATTCGTCGCCATTGTGCAGCATGCGCCAGTAATCAATTTCCAGCGTCAGCTTCATGGGAACGTCATCGCCCGGCTTCAGGTCGGCGAAGTTCACAACCGACCACCGGCCACCCAGTGTGGCGACGATCTCGTCGGCGTTGAAATCCGCCTCCCCCTGGGCGGTGGGGCGCAGGGTCATGCGCTGGCGGGTGCCGAACATCTTGATCAGCTCGGGTCGCCATTCGGCCAGGGTGCCTTCGGCCTGCATGGCTTCCATGCCCAGATCAACAGCGATCGGGGCGTCCATGCCGGCACCGCGAAAGCCTCCGGTCTTGAGCTTCAGCTCGGGCAGTTTGGCCTCGATCATCAGACCGGCATAGCCGAACCCGTCGATGAAGCCGTTGAAGTTGCGAATGGTGCGAGGGTATTGCATCGTTCAGTCCTTTCCTCAGGCGGCCGCGCCGACTTGCTCGATCAGCTCGTCGTAATAGTCGCCATTGCGGTGAGCCCGGAACACCAGCCGCTCCAGCGGCGCGGGCGGTTCAAAATCAAAGTCCAGGTAGAGCTTCCCGGCCTTCAGGTTGGTTTCGGTGTTGAGCTCAGGATCCAGCCAGCAGTTGAAGCCCAGCAGAGCGCCCTTGTTGACCAGGTCCTGGCCAAAGGCCTGCACGCCGTCGCGAAGGTCCTGGATGAGCTGTGCAGAGATCGGGCGATCCATGGCCCAGAGGTGCGCGCGCTCGATGCTTTCATAGATGACATCGGCCGTGCGGCGCACAGACAGGAAGGCCCATTGCGCATCGGCCCCGGTGGCGCGGTTGCCCCAGAGGCGGAACCCGTCGCGGCGGATGATGGTCGCGACCTCGGCCTCATTCATCCGGTTGGCTTCGGTGTCATAGGCGCTGAGGTTGAACGACACAGGCCGGGCGGTGCCAGTGATCCCGTTGATCACCTGGTTGGAAGGCGACCACCAGAAGCCCCGCTCGACGTCGCGTTTTGCAATCAGGCCAGCGACATAGGCAGAGGCAGGGCGGATCGCATAGTCAGCGGCGTCCGTGTCAAAGACCTGGACAGCCGGGTCGACCAGGAACAGGCGATCAGAGCCCCAGTTGGCGCGGTCGTTCTTGGCGTCGGTTTCGTTGGTGTTGGGGCCATCGCCAACGACTGAGGCGCGCAGCTTTTCAGCCACCGCGATCAGGTTGGTGATCACCGGGCTGGCCGGGTCCCCAGGCACGGTCGAGGTAAAGCCAGGCGCGACCAGAATGCGCGGCGTCATATCGAGCGCGCTTTGCGAGGCCTCGAGCGCCCAGACGCCGGTGCCGGCGGCCCCGTCGCCCACAACATTGGCGAGCGTTGCGGCCGCATCGACGCCTTCATCAACGCGGATGATCACAGCGGCGGTCGCGCCCTGGGCGTAGATCGCCTCATAGGCGTCTTTCAGGGTGCCGTCATTGCCCAGAGTCGCGGCTTGGCGCGGGCCAGAAATCAGGAGTGGCGTGTCAGCAGGGAAGACCGCTGCGTCGGCGGCGGGCGCGGTGCCCACGATGCCGATCACAGAGCTATTGACTGTGGCGATAGGGCGAATGCCGTCATCGATCTGGATGACTTCAACGCCGTGAAGAAACTGCTCGGGCATGGTCAGGAACCTCCGTTAATCAGAGCAAGGGCGGCGGTGAAGGCCGCGTTTGCCTCGGCCTTTGCATTGGCCAGGGCGGTGGTGAGTTGGGTTTCGATGTCGTCAGCATCGGCGGGAACGGCTTCAACGGCCGCTTTTGCTTCGGTCTCAATAGCCCCGACCAGCAGGGCGATGGACCGGAATGCATTTGCCTTGATGAGGATCAGGGCCAGCATGCCTGCGCGGTCCATGCCGCGTGCGGCGGCTTCGCGGTCGATGATGGCCAGCTCCTCGGCGCGGGCCACATCGGGGTCACGCGCAATCTGTTCCTTGAACAGCCATTCGGCGATCTTTCCCGGCGCGGCGCTGGCGATCTGGGCGCGGTAGGTGTCGGCGAATTGCGTCACAAGGGCCGAGGCCTGCGCTTTCATTGCCGCGCCAACAGCCGCCTGAGAATAGCCAAGGGCCAGGGCGTCCTCGCGGGTCGCGCCAACCGTTGTGCGTGCGCCGTCGGTGATGGTGAAGTTCATGGCGAGTTCCTCAGGATTGCAGGACGTTCGTGCCGATCACACCGCCCTCGGTCAGGGTGGCGCCGTTCAGCAGGGTGGTTGTGTAAGGGCAGACCAGGGAAACGCCGTTGGCCGCGCTGGTCACGCCGTAGATCGTGCCATCAAGCGTGACATTGAACAGGCTCAGTTTGGCAATCGTGCCCGCATGGGCGCTGCACAGGCCAAACAACGCGCCGCCCGTGATCGTGCCGCGCTGCATGGTCAGGGAGATTTCCCCACCCGGCGAATACCGCAACAAACTGTCGGAGGACGACAGCGGCAGGCTCGGATCTGGCAAGGCGGCAGGGAGCTGGATGTCCACGTCCACGGTTTCCAGGCTGGACAGCCCATTTTGTGTGAACCCGACCAGGCTGTTGAATGTCGCGGTTGCAACGGCGCGCACGTCCAGGATCGGGTTTGCCCCGCCCCCTTCTTTGACAAGCTGGGTGGCCACGTTGTTTTGGCGGATATTCGTGTCCATCACGTAAGTCTTGTCCGCCAGGAGCTTGATTTGCGCGAATGATCCCGCAGGCGCGGCCTCGACCGCCGCGACAACCGTGTTGAATGTGCCTCCCTCGACTTCGGTCGGGTTGGCTTCGTCCGGGTCGACCGTGGCCGAGAAGTGCATTTCGTTGCGGATGATGCTGGGGATATTGCCTTCAAGCGTGGTGATGTCACCGCTCAGGATTGCGGCGGTAGCGTCGATGTCGGCTTGCGTGACCGAGGACGCGGCCAAAGCTGCGACCTCTGCCTTGAGCCACGCGGTGCGGTTTGCCAGGGCGCGGTGCGGCTCATTCGTAAAGCCCTTGGCCTGCGCCAGATCAGGCGGCCCACCCAAAACCGGGTCGGTCTGTTCAAGCTGATAAACTTCGTCTTCCCAGACAGGGTTTTCGAACAATCCGGCCATTAAACAACTCCATGTGTGAACTGCCCGTCATGCGTGATGCGAGCGTTATAGGTGTGGGCGACCTCGGTGAAATCGAGCGCTTTCAGGTGGGCGCGGGCGGGCGCGACGTTGGCGAGGATCTCGCGAACCTGCGCGGCCTGTTGCGAGGTGATCGGGCGGGCCAGGCGCAAGCGGTACTCGGCCCAATGGTCAGCTTCGTTGTGGGCATAGGAACCGTCGTGCAGGGTCGTTCCGTCATAAGTCTCGTGCCCGAACCGCTCGATGATTTCCGCATCCCCATATCCTGCAGCGGCAAGGGCGCGACGAACCGATCCGATGGTTCCTTTGCGGCGGTGAACCTCGATCGATGCGGCGATTGCCTGGCGCTTTGCTTCCTCTGACCAGTCAGCGCCCCAGGTCTCGATCGAAAACGCCCAGGCCATCCAGCCGAGCAGCTCGGCCGGGCAGGTCTCGGCATTCATGAGCTGACCGATCGGGGCCAGATCGGGCGTGCCCGCTGTAACACCCTGTTCTAGGGCCAGTTCAAGAGCGGTGGCGTTGGAGGGCAGGATGGACAGCGGATCAGACATCACGCCCTCCCACCGTAATGATGGGGGCAGCAGCGCAATGGGCCGCTTCGGTTGATGCGACGGCGATGTCAGCACCAGGCGCGATCAGATCGACACCCTGAACGCCGGGCTGGTGAAGCGCCGCATAGATGCCCGACAGCTTGATATCGTGACCCAGTTGATGGTGGTCGGTCACATAAGTCGTGATCGCGGCTTCGGCAGCAGCCAGGACAAGGGCGGCGTCGGGGCCGTTGTAGAGCGTGAGCTCCGCCTCGACCGAATAGGTCAGGATCGTCGCGCCAGCCACAGTGACCAGATCGGTCAGGGGGCGCACGTCCTCGTGGCTCAAGGCATCTGTGACGGTTTGCAGCAGTGCGGCAGAGGGCGTTCCGTCGCCGTCATGGCCCAGCACGGTGATGGCAACTTCACCGGGCGTCGGGCTGGCGACATCGACGTCCTTCACGGTGCCGTCGGCGCTCAATGCATGGAAAGTGTAAGCACCACGCGAACCGGCGGTCGTGTGGCCTTCAAGCGAAAGCTGGGTGCGCGAGCGCAGGGCGTCGTCGCTTTCGAGGATCTCGGGGATCGGCGGGTCGATGGTGTCATCACCCACCTGAACGGTCAGGCGCTCAACGCCCCAGAAGGCGGCAAGGTTTTCCAGATCGGTTCCGGTTGCGAGCGCCAGCATATTGGCGCGGGCCCCATCGTTGAACTCGGCCCGGTCCAGCACACGGAAATAGGCGCACACCTCGAGCAGCTTTGTGGCCGGTTCGCTTTCCAGAACCAGATAGGCTTCCAGCTCGGGCATCTCTTCGATCGCGCGGGCTTTCATTTCGGCCAGCAGCTCTTCAAAGCTCGGGGCCTGGATGACGGCCGGCGCTGGCAACTTCGCCAGATTGATCACGTCAAAGCCGCTCATGCCGCCACCTCGGCCAGCAGGGAATTCCCGTCGGCATCGGTCAGTTCGATCTCGATCCGGCCAGCCTCGGCGTGCGCCAGTTGAACGCGGGCCAGCTCAAGGCGCGGCTCCCATTCGTCCAACGCCTCGGCCGTCGCCTGGTAAATATCGACCAGCGTTTCACCATTGATCGGCTGGTCGATGATGTTCGGCAGGTCGGACCCATAGTCACGCCGCATGACGCGGGTGCCTTTCGGCGTTGTCAGGATGTCGAGGATCGACTGCGACAGATGCGCAGATCCTTCGACCGCCAGGCCCGTATGCCGGTTCATCCCGCTCATTTCTTGCGCGGGCTCCGTTTGGTGGTTTTGGGGGCGGGAACCGGGGTGACCACGCTTTCGTCCTTGCCTTTGGCCAGATCGATGCCGATCACCACTTCGGTGACGTTTTCATATTTCGCCTGGGCCGGGGTCATCTCGACCATGTCACCTTCTTTGCGGGGTGTCCCTGCGATCCGGCCCGATGCCCGAACCATGTATTTCTTCACGCCTGTCATCAGTTCGGCTCTCCTGTGTTTGCGCCGCCCGGAAGAACGCCGCCATGGGTATGCGTGACCAGGGAAACGCCTGAGGCCACGACATCTCCGGAAACTTCAATGTCCCCGTTCACGACGAGCTTGCCGCCCGCCAGATTGATTTGGGGCTCGGCCTCGTTTGAGCTGGGCGCGTTGCCGGCATAGATCGAGGCAATGATCACGCCCTGGGCAACGTCGCCTGAGGGGCTGACCACGACGACCTGTTCACCAGGCGTGGGCATCCACCAGAACTGCAACGCGCCGGCGCGCATCTGACCAACCGGAAGCGGGGGCGAAGTGAGTTCGCCAAGCTGCACCACGGCGGTGGCACTGCCAGCATCAACCGAGGTCACGGCCCCGATCAGCACCACGTTGCCCAGACGGCGGTCATTTTCTGCGGTCGCCTGGCTCATGTGTCCGCTCCGATCTCGACGTGATCGCCACCAGGGCCGGGCTCGACGCGGGCATAAAGCTCGATCGGCACGATCTCTTGCGCCGGCACAGCGGCCAGCATCAGCGGCTGCAACCAGGTCACGGCCGACAAGTGAATGCCGGAGGCGTCGTTTGAGGCAACCAGCACCTCGGTGCCCACGGTGTGCGCGGCACCCGCACCGGCCAAGGCCCAGCGGTTTTCAGGGACGAGCTTTAAAAGGGCGGCGCAGATATTTGCAGCGGCGGTGTCCCGATCGAGCCCCGGTGCGCTGCGCGTAATGACGAAGGCTGCCATGCGGAACTCAAAGGTTGGCAGGTTGCCAGCCAGGGTTTTGCCCTGGCGTGCGCCCATGCGAGAGATCAGCACGGCCGGGGCGGGATAGCCGCCCGCCTTCAGCTTCTTCAGATCGAACGGCCCGACGACCGCCTTGCATTCCTTCAGGTCGGGAAGAAGCAGATCAACCTCGGCCACGATCGCGGCGGGAAGATCAGACAGAAGGCTCAGCGTCGCGCTCATTGCAGCACCGCCTTGAAGTCACCCAGCACCAGCGCGCGGATCTCTTCTTCGTCTTCAGCAGACAAGCCCAGATACGGGCGGGCCGGGATCGGGATATCGACCTCATCGCCCCCGAAATGATGGATGGCGGCATAGACCAGGTTTGACCCGACGCGCACAGTGGTGCCCGACGAGTAGTTCTGGATGCTGTCCAGCAGATTGCCCTCGCCAACCAGCAGCGAATGGACGCCATGGTTGCGGGTCTCGTCATAGGCTTCGGACCAGGCAACCCAGTCTTCGCCATTGGGACCGGCTTTTTCGGTGGCGATCCGCTCTTTCGTGGAGCTTTCCAGGACCGCGCCTAGGTCAAACGCCAGATCTTCCTTTTCCCAAGCCCCGAGACCTTCAAGGCGGGCCATGACCTGGTCATAGTTTTGCAGTTCAAGATTGTAGGAGACGCCCGTCATCAGAAGTCCCTCATCTTTTCACGGGTCCAGACCTTCTCTGGTCCGCCCGAAACGATGGGTTGCACCCCGTCGGGAAGTGGCTCTTCGCCCTCGGCCACAGGCTCGGCGGGCAGGTTCAGCGCGGCTTCACCTTTTCCCAGGCGTTTGAGATGCGCGATCGCATCTTCGTACCGGCGGCGGTGTTCATCGGTCAGAACGTCATTGGAGGAAGCCAGGCGGTAGAGCGCCATATCGACTGTCATCTGCGTGACCAGGTCTGTGACATGGGGCAGCGGTACCGGATAGCGAATGCCCAGGAAGCTGTCGATCTCCGATGATGCACCGCTCAGGGCCCGCGAAATCGCAGCCTCATCGGGCAGCCCGTCGCCGTCACGATCCGCCACATAAAGTGCGGTCTCGCTGTAAAGCGTAACGATGTCATCTTTCGTCGCGTAGGCCATCGGCTTCCCTGTGGTTGGGTGCCGGCATCGGTGCTGCCTCCGATGCCGGCTGGTGAGAGCGAACCGTGGGCCTCATGGGGGTGTCTGCACGCCCGACGGTTAGCTCATTCGAATATCGCGGGGGGCTGTCGGGTCGCGGGCTACCTGGTCGCCGCCCCCCGAAGCGACCAGGTCAACACCCTGGGGTATTACGCGGCCGGGGCGGTGAACCCGTCCTCGACCATGGTTTGAAAGACCTCGTCGCGCAGGGCGGCTTTGATCTTCGCGTCGGGCAACAGCACTTTCAGTGCATCGACCTTGGGCTTGCCGTCTTTCTGGAAATCTTCGATCGTCAGATCGCGGATTGCCTCGGCCACCTGGTGGCGCAGCTCGGTGTCGCCATCAGCATCCCCGGCAAAGCGTGCCAGGTCGGCCTCGGACGGCTCCGAAATATGCAGCTGCTTTTCGCCTTCCAGGCGCTTGACCACGTCGTCGTCCAGCTTGGACAGATCGACGATCTTGCCATCCTTCGGGAAGAACATGCCGCAGCGGTGAAACCCTGTGACGGCGGCGGCGCAGATAAGAACCTTGCTCATCTCAACCTCTCCTTATGCCAGCCACGCGGTGTCGAGCACGTCGACCGCATTGTAGTTTGCGTTGGAGCCGCCGTTCGCATCCAGCATGACCTTGACGGTCTTGTTGGCAGCGGAACGCAGTTTCGGGCCGACGACCAGCAGGCTGGGCTTGATGTTCAGCGGCCGGCCATTGGTGTCACGCAGCGAGCGCATGCTTTCGATCGCAGCGTCCAGGCTGTCGCCATCCAGAGCGGCATTCGAAGCATAAGCCATCTGCCACAGACCGAAGCCCACGTTGCAGCGCGCGTCAGCGCCGTAGAGCAGCTCGTTCTTCATGAACACATGGTCCGAGCTGTTGGGATCAGCCTTGACCACGAACTGCGCCTTCTTGCGCTCCTGGTGGATCAGGGGCAGCAGCGGTTTGGTCGTATCCAGCAGATACCACCAGGGGTTATCAACGGCCCCCGACGCATCGACATTGGAGACAACGATGTCGCCACCAGCCTCGTTGTGGCTGGGGTGGTCGGTGTCAAAGAAATACTGACCGTCAAAGCACAGCTCGGTGCGGCCATTGCCCAACAGACCAAAGGTCAGATCGTCGGGTTGTTCGGCGGCACTTTGGCCCATCGACTGGAACAGCGGGGCATAATGGCCCAGGTTGTCGTCTTCGATGTCAGTCTTGCTGACGCCAACCGTCGCCTCAAAGTCCTTGTTGACGATGGCATAGCCAAAGCCTTCCATGTCCTTGATCACACGATCGCCGACCCATTCCCGCATTTTCGGGAACTTGCCCAGCCAACCATAGGTCTCGGACTTGGAGGTCGAGGTGATGGTGGTGGCCACCTTGGTATAGTCCGCGTCGGGACGCGTGGCGTCGAAGGCGGACTGGAAGTTCTTCTTGAAGCCAACCTGAAGGGCGGCAACGGCTGCTGCGGTAACGATCATGCCGATTTCTCCTCTGCCAGCGCGGTGGCATAGTCATCTTCATCCATGCCCAGGGCGCGGCAGGCGGCGACCTGCTCGTCGGTCAGGGCCTTCGAGGTTTTGGCGGGACCGCCTTCGTCCAGGTCGGACGGCGCGGCGATGACCGGCGCGTCCTTCATGGTCGCGGCGAACCGTTCCAGCCCACCTTCAGCCCGGCAGGCAGCCAGGTAGAAGTCCTTGTTGGCCGGTGCGATCTTGCCGTCCGCGACGGCCTGATCGACGGCGGCGTTGACCGCCTCGTCTTCGCGGTCTTTTTCGACCTTCTCGAAACCGGCGACCTTGTTCAGCGCCAGTTGATGGGTTTCCATCGGCACAAACTTGTCGGTGTCAGGGCTCGCTGCGGAGTTCAAAGCGGTTGCCTTGTCCTCCTTCAGCTTGTTGATCGCCACCACCGCATCGGCGGCGCTGGCGTTGGTTGCGAGGCCCAGGGCCTCCAGGACGGCTTTGTCCATTTCAATCTCCTCTTCAGCGCCTTCACGATTGAGGGCAGCCAGGTGCAGGTTCGGGTTGTTGGTGAGGCCGGCCGAGACCATTTTCAGGATCTCGCCGGAGGCCTTTTCGAAGGTGAAGGCCGGGCTGATGTAGCGATACTGGCGATCAGAAACCCGCATGCGGCCTTCGTCGGTCCAGTGAACGCGCGCCCAAAGCTCGCCCTCGCGCACTTCCATGTCCTTGATCCAGCCAACCGCCGGGGCAGGTTCGCCCTTGGACGCTTTGATCTGGGTCGAGTGTTCCATGTCGATGGGCAAATCTGCACCGTGGTCACGGAAGGCCGCGACGACAGCTTCAGGGTTTGCCAAAACCCACTTGCGCCCGTCGCGCCCCTCGATACCGGGGCCGCGCGGGGTGAGCTGGATCCACTCCGGGACATCTGCGTCCAGGAAGTTGAGAGCCATGACTGGAAATTGGGTTGCGAGCGTGTTCACCATGGGACGAAGATGCCCGTCTGGGATCGCTCAATCGCCCCTGAAGGAATTCAGGGGTGGTGGTTGTGAGTGGTGGAGAAAAAGGCGCGCGCGCTCAAGGCGTCAAAATTGGCCTCGCCTGGGCGTAGGGTATGGTGGGCCGGAAAATCTGTCCACCCCTCTCCTGACCCCTTTAATAGGTGTTTAACGGCGAAGCTAAGAGTGGTCGGTCCCTCACATTTCCCGCCTGAGCTTGAAATTACCCACTAAAAGGGCTATTTCGTGAATGCGCCCGAGCCAAGTATCCCGTCTAACCGGCCTAGGGTCGCGGGGGATGTGACGTCCCTCCGGGCGCGCTTAATCCCTTACCACAGTTCCCCGTTCCCGGAGCCGCCGAACGTACCGGCCGGAACTCGCTCGGTAGAAAGTCGTCAAAAAGAGCTCATGACGCTGGGTTGTTGCCTTGATTACTGCGATCCAAGGCAAGTCCTCCACCTTCTCGATAAACACCAGGTTGCGCGCATCCTGTTGGTAGACCGCTGCTGACTGGATCAAGCCTTCTAGGCGGGCATAGTCTTCGATCGACAGTTCGGGGTGGCTTGCACCTTGCTTGATGGCGGTCTGATCGGACAGAAGAACCTGCCTTGTGTCCGCTCCCAGGACACCCCGAAGCGTGTCGTCCAGCATAGTGACGGGAACAGTGCCGGGCGCATTTCCCGAAAGCACACGCGCCGCGCGCCAGCTCGTCGCCATGTCCCGCATCGCTGCCTGCGCGACAGCCGGGTCGGCCGAGATCAGTTTGCCTTCGGTCACCTGTTCCAGCGCCCGCAGACGCAGATCTCCGGGATTGCGATCCCAGCCTGGATCAATGCCCTGGGGGACCTGTGTCACAACGCCGGTGCGCTTGTTGCGGAATTCCGAGGTCGGCACAGCGGGGCTTTCGCTCACACCTCCCCGCGCGTCTGCCTGGCGCTGGGTGAGCTGGCGCACCCAACACTTGCAGCCCCAGCCATTGGGCGGCATCCACTTGCGCCAGAACGGATCATCGACGGGCAGGACCAGGTATTCCTTGTCCTCGTGGTGAGGCCGGTGGCGTTCGCTGGGACCAAGTCGATATTCCAGATAAGGGAGCGCGTTCTTTGTGCGCTGGATCCGCTCCCATTGCCCGGCCGCGCGCGCCGTCCGCAGATTGGCCCGGTAGATGGTGCGCAGGCGGTGCGGCGATCCGAGCTGGGCGTCGATCAGTTCCCCGGTGACAGGGTCGGTCATTTCTGCCTTGCCCCACCATCCAAGCGTCTGCAGGCGTGGGCGCAGGTTCTTCTGGAAGGTCTCAAATGGCAGCCCCTCGTCGATCGAGCGCTGCAGCTCTACTTTGATGGCTTCGACCACATCCAGCTTTGCGGCCTTGGCAACAGTGAAGGCGACCGCATGTTCCTCAGGTTCGACATCAAGCCAGGAAAAAGACGGGCGCATCCCTTTGTTGCGGAAGTAGCGAGAGACCTCCGGCGGCGGTCCAGGGTCAAACGCATAGTCCGGCTTGTCGGTGAACTCAGTCATCGCCCTGGAGGCCCGTGTCGGTATCGCCGATTGAACGGGCCTTAAACATGCCCTTTACGAGGGTGTTAATCAGCCTGCTGTCACGCATGCTTGGGATCGCGGCGTTGAGCTTTTCCAGCGCCTCCTCGTAGCTGGTGGCCTCGGCGATCACGTCCTCGAGCGGCTCAACCAGGTCGCCCATCACTTCCTCCCAGTCGTCCAGCATTTCCGCCTCGATCTCATCAATCGGGTCAGCGACGGGTTGGGCGTTGTTCAGCGCAGTGTTCGTGGCCGGCGCCGTCTTTGGGAGGTCACCGAAGATTTCGTCGTTGTCATCGGGATCTGACATCTTCAGCTTGCGGCGCACGTCCTCCTGCCTGAACTTCACCCCGACGCTTGCCATCCGGAAGACGTTCTTCAGGATCATGTCCGTGTCTTCCGGCTCCTCGATTTCGATCGAGATCTTGGGGAAGGCGTCGCCGCCGAAGTTCAAAGACACAAACGGACGCACCAGGTCACGGTTTATGGTGGCACAGACAGCCCGCGCGTCTGAGGCCGCGATATCATGGCGCACCTCGTTGTGGACCTCGGCCTGACTTTGGCTCGATCCATTGTCGGCGGTCATGGTCTGACCCAGCACCGCCTTTGAAATCTGCTCATCCACATAGCGCGCCAGATCCTCGAAGATCTTCGCACCTGTGCCGCGCGCATTTTCGGTGAACTCGATATCCATCGAATTGGGCAGAACGGCGGCGGCGTCGGTGCCGATATTGGCAACCGCGGTGAAGAGTTTCTGCACGTCTTCCTTGGTCGCTTCAGGGCCATAGCGCCCGAGGCGCAGCGGCAGACCATAGGTTTCGATGAAGGCCATCCAGTCCTTTTGCGCGTAGCCTTTGCACATCCAACTGAAGGCAGCCACGCGGGCCAGACCACCCCGGAACACCAAGCCAGACTTGATCTTTGAGCGATGCACAATCCACTTCGCGGGCTTCAGGTCCACGCCGTCGATCATGTTCTCTTCATCACGCAGGCGCATTTGTTCACCTGTGTCCTGGTCGAACTGGAACCATTGCTGCGGTCGGCGCTTGAACTTGTCAGGCCACCATTCAGTCGCGCTGCGCTTCCACATGATCTCGGTCGCGGAAAAGCCCTTACCCAGGGCGTCGAGCATGTCCTCGATCAGATTGTGAAACCCGTCGTGCCCGGTGATCCGATTGCGTACAGCCTGGGCAATCTTCTCGTCGCACGCATCCTCGGAGGCGGCGGTCACCACAGGCTGCACACCAGAGATGGCTCGCTTGCGCATGCCCAGCACGGACATGTAATGCGGCTCGCGCTCTTCCATCTCCTCGGCCAGCACCATGAACTGTTCGATGTCGCCTTCATCGCAAGCCCGCAGGATGCTGGCCAGACGTTGCGGGGTCAGGCCCGAGGCCACGGTCTGGGACCAGGCTTGGCGCACCGAGGTGATCCCCGGCTCGGCCTGTTCCCGGATCAGTTCCTTGGCTTTGATCGGGCGTCCGAATTGGTCAACGAGCTGGTCCATCACCACATTCCTTTTCTTGCGTTGAACCCGCCGGTGATCTTGATCGGGCGGTCGATGTCATCCCGGCCGCCACGACGCACGGGCTGATAGGCATAAGGTTGATAGTCGGTTTGCGCCGCGCTGGCGGCCATGGCTGCGGCCCAGAAGCGGTCGGCGTGTCCATCGGTTTCCCCATCAGCGACCAGGCGGCGGATGCCGGTGGCACCAACCTGACTTTTAATCGCGTGGAGATCCGCGCGCAGCAGGGGATCGCCCGCCGGGATCAGGAAGCTGCGATCCTGCATCCGGTTCTTCAGCTCGGTTGCCATCTCGAGCTTTGAGGCCACACTGAACAACACACCCTGCACCCGATCTTCGCCATGCCGCGCCTTGGCATCCTCAACGGGCTTCTCCCCCATGCCGGTCTGGTCCATCACGCAGCGCACCACGCGGTAACGATCAAAGACACTGGCCAAAAGCGCGTCCTGGACGGCAAACTTGATCCGCTTCTCGGCAATGATTTCGCGCGTCACCAGGCGACCGCGCACCAGCTCGGCCACCCAGATGACGAAAAGGTCATTGCGCGCCGCGATGTCCACGCCAATGAAGCACGGCCCGCCTTCGTACTGGCTGGGTTGGCCCACCCAGTCGCGTTCGCATTCCGAGATCAGGTCGTAACCCAACCAGGATGATGCCTCGTCCAGCCACTTGAGTTCGAACTCTTGCGCCCAGGCATCTTCGTCAGCCATGCCCGATCGCAGCTCATCGATGTTGACGTCCAGCCCCTGGCGCACCGCCTCATAGATATCGACATGGTGCTTGGACCAGCCATTGTCCTCGACGGTCATCAGTTCATAGAACTTGTTGCCCTTGCCGTTGGGCGTCGAGATCACCCGGATCTTGTGACCACCACGCGCCGCGACCGGGAAAGCCGACGCCCAGATCGCGCGGCTGTCACGGTGAAAGGCGAATTCATCCAGCAACAGGTTGCCACCAAAGCCGCGCGCCGCGTCTGGGCTGGCGGAAAGCGCGATGGCCCGACCGCCACTGGGGAAGCGCACTTCGTGGGTTTTGTAGGTTGCCTCGGGCACATCGACCTTGAACGTGCGGTCGCCCTGGGTGACCTCGCGGTAGTGGGCGGGAACGTGAAAACCGTCCTCGACAAATTGCGGCTCGCGCATCTTGGCAAACTCGCCATAGGCCGCATAGAAGGCGCGGGTCAGCGGTTTAAGCGCGTCTTCAAGGGCCTCTTTCGCGGTGTTCTCGGAACGTGACAGGATCGTCCAGCGCTCCTTGCGCCCGTCGATCTCGGCCTGGGTCAGGTCCGCGACGATCTCACCACAGGACCCAAACGTCTTGCCGCCACGCCGGGTGAACATGCCGATCTTGAAGCGGCTGTTATCCTGTTGCCAGGCGCGCTGGTAGGGCAGCCAGTTAAGGGCGACTTCAACGGCCATTGAGATCATCTCCGTTCACGTAGGTCTCATGCCGGTCGGCTTCTGCCTGGGCCGCCGCCTCAAGCTGCGCGATGGTATCAAGAAGCCCACTAATCACGTCTGCACCTCGACGCATGGCTCGGGCGTGATCTTTGATGTGGGAGCGATCAAGCAAACGCGCTCGCGCAATCAGATCGTTTCGAACTTCGGCGGGGGTGGCCATCAGCCTCGCGCCTCCGACCAGGCCACAGCGTGGCGCGCCTGCAGCCCATCCGAGCTGTCATCCAAACCAAGGAGGTCTGGGCAGAAGTCCATCGGCCCTAAGCGCCACAGGTGCCGACAGTTGCGCGAATTCACGAGTTTGGACGCCGCAGGGTAGACTTCGATAGCACGTGCTTCGCGACCCCAGGCCACTGCCTTGATTTCCTGCAATTGGTCCCAAGTCAGATTGCCGTCGTGTTCGACCCACAGGTGGCCCAAAGCGGCATCCACTTTGACGGCGAACCCATAGCAGGTCAGAGAGGCGATCTCGCGATCCATCATGCCCAACCCATGACTTCCCGCGCTTTCTGCGCGGCCTGTTCGTCGATCGAGCCGTCAGCGACGGCGGCATCCAGCTTCTGACCCTCAGCCTTGCGCACATCTTCAGCCAGCTTCTCGCGGATCCCCGAGCTGGCCATGATGTCTTTCATCATTTTGCCCAGGAAGTGCAGTTCCTTGGGGTCGATCTCGTCACCTTCTTTGGTCATCTGGTTCTTCATGACCTTGAAGGCCAGCGTGGTGATCATCTGAAACAGCACGTTGTGGCGCTTGGCTTCATCCTCCAGCCCCTGGTCCTGCATCCAGTCCGCTGCCCAGGCGGCTGCCTCATCCTGGTATTTGACGAACTCTGCATATTCCTGACCAAAGGAATGCAGCGCGGTCTTCTGGATGCGAAGCGCATAGCCTTCCTCTTCCAGGCGGAAGTTCAGATCGTCGGCCAGTTCTTCATAGCCACCAAAGCCGCGCTCTTTCAGCGCGTCCTGGAGCCAGGACTTCAGCTCGGCGGGCAGCAGATCAACCTTGCGGGGCGGGGGCATGGCTCAGGCCTTCGGCTTGGGGCGCTGGATTTCGGGGTGGCGCGCGGAGCCGTCGGCGATCTCGACGCCTTTAAGGGTGGCTTCAACCACGATGAAATCACCGGCGCGATCCTCATAGGTGACAAAGCCGTTTTCCTTCAGCCAGGCCAGTTCCGTGACCACTTGGGAGCGCGTCGACTGAACGCCCACGCCAGCCAGGACGTCGGTGAGGATCGAGGCGTTCGAGGTATAGTCGGCGCATTTCTCAAGGTGGCGCAGGATCGCCAGGCGGCGGTGCTTGTTCAGGGTGTTGGAATAGTGGCTCATCAGTGGTTCTCCCGGAGGTGGTCTTCGTGTCGCCCGACAATGCTTTCGGTCCGGGTCATGCTCTCAGACATGCCCCGCATGGTTGCTCGCATCGCCTTCATATCGCCGGCCATTTCAGCTAGGGTTAGGCGCAGTTCGTGGTGTTGGTCTTTGTCGGGCAACTGAGAGGTCACTTGCTCCAGCGCCTGGATGCGCAGCTCGTGCCCATCCATCTTGTCGGAACCTTCTTTCAGGCGCTTATCAACGTCCTTTCGACGCGTGGCGAACCAGGCATAGAAAATGGCTCCGACCGACATCAGGAAGCTGGCGATTTTGATCAGGGTATCGACGTCAGGCATTATGCCGGATCCCCCGATCTAGGGGCCTGGCCGTGCCAATCATTGCCGTGGCCGACGACGCTGGTGCATCCGTCGAGGCTGGTTTCGGTCAGCGTCCAGGTTCCCCAGCGGGAAACATGCAGCTCAAACAAGCGGGTGCCAGCTGCTTCGCCTTGTCCGATCAGCTCCTCTTGCCACTGAGTGCGCAGCTTCAGGATGACATCAGCGCGCGGCTGGCAATCCGCCCAGGCGGCAGTGGCAAAGGCGAGCGACAGGCACAGCATCCAAACGAAAGCACCCATCTGCAGGGCGCGGCGTCTCATTGGGCACCCGCCTTCAGATCCGCGATGATCTCGTCTTTGTTTTTGGAGCCGGTCGAGCTGCCAAAGAAGTAGTTGCCAACCTGTGTGGTCATTGCCGCCAGGGCACCAACCATGATCAGCAACACATCACTGCCATCGCTGGGCAGCCCATATTTGACGATGTAGGCCAGCAGCCCGAAGAACCCCAACACGATCGCCGTGCCCAGGACGGAAGGCGTCCAGTCCTTCATGCGGGCCTGTCGATTGCGGGCGCTGTCCCGATCTCCGGCGGCGACACGTTCCAGATCGATCTCGGCGTCCCGCATCTGGGTGGCGAACTCCAGCTCCAGATCCTTCAGCTTGACCAGGTCTGCGGGGCTTGCCCCTTCGACGGCGGCGATCACTTCATCCAGTGAGGCGTCTTCACGGCCCAGCATCTTGCCAGCAATGGCCTTTGCCGCCACCCCAGCCAGCGGCCCGCCAAAGGCTGTCGCCAACACAGGGGCAACCTCGGCCAGGATGTTCTTGAAATTAGGCTTGTTCACGGCGCTCTCCTGCACTCAGTACGTGAAATCGTTGGCGTAGTTGGCGACGATCCAGCCTTCCTGGCCCGCATAGAAAACCTTCAGCCACTCGCGGCCGTCGAAATCTCCATGCGCCAGAACCGGCACCACGGTGCCGTCGGGGATCTTCGCGATGATGTTGGGATTGAAGGACGGCCAGGCGCGCATGTTCAGCGTGTCGTCGTTGACATCGATCTGGACGGTGCCGCCTTCTGTTTCGTCCATGGCGACCGCATCTTCGACCGACTGCAACGGATCCTCGCGGCCAAAGATGTGCGAGCGAACCTCGGCCAGCGGAAACAGCGGGTTCGTGTCCACCTTGCGCCCAGGTGAGACATACCAATGCGGGCGGATGTCAGTCAGCTTGTTGCCACGCCGCGCAAACAGCGCCTCGAGCAGCTCAAGCAAGGCGGTCATCTGGGCCTCAGGATAGGCCATCCAGAACCCGTGGCCGTGCTCGGCGGTCGTGACCTCGTGGATATCCCAAAGGGCGATGTCCAGCTCTTCACCGTACCAGGTACGCGCTTTGCCGTGCCGCTGGCTGGCCGACATGCGGCCGGGGTTCACCAATTCGATCCCGACAGAGAACCCGTTGACGTTCTTGCGGCCGTGGTAATTTGAGCGCCCGGCATGGTTGGCGCGGCGGCTGATCGGCACCTGCTGGGTGATTGTCCCGTCCAGTTCGATCACAAAATGAACGCTGACCTTGACCTCGTTGTTCGCTAGGTAATCCCGCGCATTGCCCTTGGTCAGGCGGCTCGCCGTGTCATGCAGCACCACCAGCTCGGGGGTGATTTCGCCGCCTGTCCAGCGCGCTTTCTGGAACGGGATATCGACCAGTTTGTGGTTCTTGAAACGCATGACAACCTCCGGGGGAAATTCCCTCGGAAAGTCGCATGTTCCAGAGGCGAACTAGCCCCTGAAAGGTTTCAGGTATGATGGTGAGGTGGGGGTGAGCGCACCCTGCCAGAGCAGCGGGCGTCTTGTCAAAGGTCGAATAAATCGCCTTGACTGTCGTCTTCAATCTCGGCGGTGTAGTTCGCAACCGTCCGCTCGTGCAGGTCACATTCCAACGCAACGACGCGCTGGCTTTTCCCGTCACGCAGCATCGCCATCGCCTGCCGCTTCCGGCCAGCCTGACCGCGCATATGGGAGCAGGGAAGATTGAGATTGCCGTGCCCGAGGTCCTTGATCAGGATCTCGGTTGCCTTGTCGCCAATGATCCCTGCCAGCAAGGTGCCCTTGGCATTCACCGGGATCTTCACGCGGGTGCCACCGCGCTCCTGCAGCAGCTTGACGGTAAGCTCCAGGCCGATCAGCTCCTCGATCTGTCCTGCAACGCCTGGGAGTTGGTTAGCCATGGGCGCCTACCTTTGCCCGAGGCGGGCAGTGACCCCGCTCAGGAGTGCAGGCGGGTGTAACGGTCGTGACGACTGCGCCTTTCAGCTTGTAGGTAAACCCGTCAATCCGCACCCCACTCGCGCCCAGATCAACTCCATTCTCCACCTTATGACCGATCTCTCGGCGGACACCTTCAATATCCATTTGAAGCACCCGTTCAAAGTAACGGACGAGAGCATGATCAGAGACGGCGATGCGAGGCTTTTTCATTTCTCAAGCTCCACACCGGCCCGACCGCACCATGCCTTCAGGGCTTGCACAATCTGATCGATTTCTTTCCAGTCCGTCATCGTGTCGATGTCGATCGGCACATGACCCCAGGTGTTTTCAAACTGGGACCGGATGAACTTGTTGAGCCCGGTTGCGCCCGGCTCCCTTGCCTCTCCGGCCTTCACCAAGAGCCGCCACAGCACATGGCAAAACCGGACATCCGCTCGCGAGGCCTGAGGCCGCTTGCCGCCCTTGCTGGGGGCAAAGCCGCGCGCTTTCAATGCGTCGACAACCTTGCCCAGGTCGGCGGCGTTCATGTCGGACATACTGGACTTGCCACAGGCGACAAGCTGCAGATCCTGACGGGTATCCCGGTCGATGCCAAGCTCACGGCATCCGACATGGATCAGTTTCTGAAGGCGACGGGCTTCGGTCATGGTTGCTTCTCTCCTAGGGGTGACAAGAAAGGGTCACTTTCTGTCAGAGTTGGAGAGCCTTGACGGCGGCGGCTGACGCGGCAGCGATCTCGGCGTCTTCGATCCAAATCATGACGTCCTGCATGGCGACGAGCCGCGCTTCGATTTCGCGGGATCTGTCTGGGTTCGGGTCGGGTCCGTTGTAGCTGGCGGCGTTCTTCCGTTCCGCTTTCAGCCTGCGCATTTCATCGCGGACTTTTTGGACAATCTCTGCCGGTGTTCTCAGGTCGTGGGTCATGTCGGTATCCGGTCCTATTCCTTGCTCTCGGCGGTTGTCAGGAAGGTGAATTTTCGGGCGTGGTCATGCGCAAACTGGCGCATATATCCACCCCGGCAGTTCGCGTAGCCACTGGCCTTGCCAACGCGCAGCGTGGCACCTTCGGGGATTGTGGCCAGCACCGCCTTTTCGTGGTCGCTTTCGGGAACCAGGTCGATTTGCAGCGTGTCGCCATCGTTCACTTTCTGTGGGGGGGGGGCATTGGCCTCGATCTCATCTATCTTGTCTCGGGCTTCGCTGATCGAGAGGCCTGTCGATCCGCCGACAAGGGCCA